CATTGTTTTTTCATAATCAGGTCCATAATATCCACAGTAACGGCGAATAAATCCACCAGCATCACGAGATTCAAGAACACGAATACCGATGAAGTTAATATCAGTAAACCTGTCCCGAAGATTGCGAAGCAGAGTATCAGTAAACTCATGATAATCACAATCACAAGAGTATGTCATACCAGTCTTACGATCGCGGAGAAAGGCATTAGGTCCAATATGAGCAGTTCCCAAGAAAGGATCTTCCTCCCACTTACGCTGAACTTCGCGATGATACTTAATCATACAAGCCTCACCATCAGTCAGAACAACACACTGAACTTTTTGAAGTTTGTTCTCCTTCTGGAACTTAGGAAGAATTTGATGAAGAGAAATCAGTGCTTCATTCAAGGGAGTTCCAGAAAGACTCAAACCAGTAGGAGTCGGATAGGAACAATGAGACCAGCGTCGAAAAGAAGTAGCAAGACGGAAGATATTCTTCATTTGCTCATCAAGAGTTTTACTGTTCACCTGACTGGTGAGTAGGTTCATCATTGAAAACCATTCACCAACTTGAACCAGACCATCACGCTTCTTATAAGCAAGTTCTCGTAGATTTGCTTTATTGTTTTCATCATAAGTCACCAAAGGATAGTCGCAAGTAAATGCATAAACCTCAAAAGGAATCGCAACTTTCTTACAGAACCACACAAGGTTGAAGAGTTGCTTGACCGTATCTAACATCACATCTCCCATTGAACCAGACCAGTCCAGAACAAACACCAGACCATGATTCTTACCATCGGCAAGTGTAGTTACCTTACGAAACAGGTCTTCATTATATTTGTATGTGTGAAGTTTAGAACAGTCTAGAACACCTGTACGGGCAGTTGTAGCACGAGCATACGAATCTGCTGCCTTACGACACTCAAACTCTTTGACCAGATAATTAACTTCCTTTTGAGCAGAACGCTTAAAATCGTTGAATTGACTATCAACAGGTGCAAAGATAAATTCGTGAGTATAATCCATACGCTCCAACCAACCATTCCACTCATCCTTACAACGAGTGTGAATTTCACCGTTAGGAACAATCACTTTTTTCAAATCAAGTTGAGGCAGTTCTAGATAAACATTCTCATACCCATCATTATTCACAAGGTCTTTAAGTGCTTCTTCAAGAGAATCCATCGTCTTGACTTCTGGTTCTTCATCTTGTTCACCACCAATTGGAGACTTGGTTTGTTGTTCAGAACCTTGTTCAGAAGCAGAACCATCAGAACCATCAGTTTCGGGTTGATCATTTTCACCTTCCTCTTGATCGGAGAAGTCGGAGGCAGGTTGTTGACTCGCACCAGAATCCTGAGATTCCAGATTATCAATTTGAGTCTTGGTTTCTTCCTGTTGCTTTTGCTTACAATACTTATAGAGTTCCTCTGCGGCAATCAACACATCAGCAAAGGTTTCGGTATCGGCAATCAAGTTAATGATTTCAGTTTCTTCTCCACGCTCAACAGGAATATCTACAAAGTTACCAACCTTGAACCACAGGTTAGCACGGTCAGCAAGATTATAAGTTTCCAGTTTATCATCACCAATTTGGAAGAAGTCCTCATCAGCAAGTTCTTTGTAACCGTTATAGAAAGTCTTGGCGAGACCAGCATAACGACGCTTCATCAGTTTCTCAATACGAGCATCCTCAACCACATTCACAAACTGCGGCGGAATCTTATGAGTCTTTAACCAATCAATATTAGGGGTTTCTCTTGAATGTCCAACTTCATGAGCAACCAAAAGATCTACAACAGTATTACTTGCTTTCCACATAGGGAGAGTCAATACACGGGTATGAACATTAAAGCAAGCGGTTTCTACTTTTTTATGTTCTACAATAATATCTTCCTCCGCCAAAAGTTTAGCGAGCATTCCCTTGATTTCGTAATTAACAGTCATTAGGAGTTTTGCGATATGTGAGTATTATAGACGCCAACGACGACCATCAAAGCATCGTTAGGACACTTTTACAACTGGACACCTACCCAGTATCCATCCATCACCAGGACACTCAAAACATAACTTTTGAGAAACACCGTTATTCCACCAGTTTTTTCCTTTTGCCGATGGCGGTATAAGACCCAATTTTTTAGATGTTTCTCCAATTTTTTTCTTATGGTCATCTGTAAGTTTTTTACCTTTTCTCACCTCACTTTGTTTTTGGCGAGTTTCTTCGCTCACATACTTACCCGTGTTTATTTTTCTAAGATTTTCTATTTCTTCATCAGTCAATTTTCTTGAATACAATCTTCCCAACACCCATCCATCACCAGGACATTCAATAGTATGCTTATCCACATCACCATTATTCCACCACCTTCTTTGAGATACTTGTTTAGAAATTAATTCTCTTTGTTCTTTTGTTAGTTTTTTATTTTTATTTTTTTGTCTTATTTTTTCTTTTGTTTCCTCGCTCAAAACTCTACCTGAACTTCCTTCCCCACCATAAGACATATTGATTAATATACCTCCTTCACTTTTTAAACCTAAAATAGTAATAATATAGTTTTCGTGTTTATAAGCATCAAACTCTGTTAGGTTTTTCTTCAAAAAAAGCACTCTATCTCTTGGCGGAGGAGACATATAAACATTTCCCCTTCTATGAGGAGAATATGCTCTATTATTAATACCTTTACCCACATAATAAGGTGTCATATTTTCTCTCAACCAAGCATAGGTATAATAAATATTTTTCATAAGGACACACTCTTTTTACTCCACACTATTATTTATACAAGTTTATACAAAAAAAGAGGGTCGTGAAACCCTCTTGTGTGCCAGTTTGAAAAGTGGACTCACCAAAGAGGTTCATCTCTCATAGGTGCTTGTTGAGGTTTTCTTTGAGGTTGTGGGGTTGGTTTTTTGGGACCATCCCAGAGAGGACCATCTGCATATGGTTTTCCATCACCAGGACGAGTGCTATATCCACCAGATGGAACACTTTTTTGCAAAGACTGAGTACCAGTTTTAATAGCACCCTGAACTGATGGATTACTCATTGCCTTTTTCAGAAGTCCAGTACCAGCTCTGATTGCATTTCCAACTGGATTTGGTGTGTATCCTCCACCAGCAATGGTCTCAACAATATTTTGTCTCCACTCTTCGCTCATATTTGCCATAATAGCAAGAGCTGCCTTGTTGGTATCAGCATAACCCTCTGCTACCAGGTATTCTAACAGATAATCGAAGAGATCAGTTTCCACTTCTTCACGAGCAAACTCTCTACTTCTTGGTTGAGAACTACCACCGTGAGAAAACTCTCTGCTTCTTGGTTGTGGTTTCTGTGGTTTTTGTTTTGCAGACCCACCAGAAGGTTTAGTAGAATGACTTAGCTCGGAACCTCTCATTCCAGCAGCATTTTCTTTCTCCCTTTTCATATCACGATAATCCTGAACAGGATCTTCGGAGATATATCCTTCTTTCATTTCATCTTCTTTCTCTTCTTCCTTCTTTACTTTCTTCTTACCATTCATTTCAGGAGTCTCTTTTTCAGACTTCTCATCCTCACACTCACAATCAGATTCTGCAATAACTTCTTCTGATTGGGTATAAACAGAAGCATATGCTTCCATCAGATCTTTTACTTGTTTTGCTTCCATTTTACCAATAGTTTTTTAGTTATTTATAGTTATGCGTAGTCTGATGGCGAAACACCATATTTTCTTAACCATATTTTATTTCCAAGTTCTTTCGCTTTTGCTGGATCAGACGTTCTCAGTTCATTATACTTTTGAATATCAGGATCAACTGGTTTAGCAGTTGGTTTTGATGCCGCAGGTCTAGCAGTTGGTTTTGATGCCGCAGGTCTAGCAGTTGGTTTTGATGCCGCAGGTTTAGGTGATGGTTTAGTTGCAGGTTTTGGAGCAACTGATTTTGGTTTTTGTGGTGCTGGTAATTTTGGTGCAGGTGGAGCAACATCTCCACGCTTCATAGCAGCAGTCAATGTACCATCAGCAGTCGGTCTAGGTGCCATTACCGCAGCAGCAACTCCAAGTGGCGTAAGATTTCTAAGTGAGGCAAGCGTCCCAAGTCCTTGAAGAATCTTAGAACCACCACCAGGCATTTGTGGTTTTACTGCTGGTTTTGCTGGTTTTGTTGGTTTTGGTGCTACCTTATCAACATTACCAGTTGGTTTTGGTGCAGGTTTTGATGCTGGTTTGGTAGTTGGAAGTTCTCCCATCAAACCACCACCAGTCATTCTATTCAATCTCTGAACATCTTGGAACTGCTGAGATCTTACAGAGGTTGCTGGTTTTGCTGCTGGTGTTGTAGATGTTGGTTTTGCTGCTGGCAACAATGCACGAACATTAGTCTGTGCTGGTTTTAATTGTGACTGTGGTTTAGATGCCTGCTGAACTCTACTCCATAAGTTTCTTGCACCAGATACAGCATCAGAAGTTTGCTTCCAAGGATCTGGTAATACATTTCTTACACCCTGTGACAGCAATGCACGAACATTAGTTCCTTTCAATGCTCTCGTCGAAGTAGGTACTTCTCTAACAGTTACTGGTTGTATTCGTGTGCTAGTTGGTTTTCCAGTAATTGGTTTAGCAGCAGGAGTAATTGATCCTGGTTTTGCTGAGGGAGCAATCGATCCTGGTTTAGCAGCAGAAGTTATTGCACCACCACGAGCAGAATTAGAAGAAGATGGGAGCAATGCACGAGCGTTAGATCCGGATGATCCTGGCAGTGCTCTCGTTGATGTTGGTTTTGCAGATGGTTTTTGAGTAATGTTATTAACTCTTGTTCCAGTTGTACCACCCTTCCAAGGATCAGGGGCAATATTTGCTCCCTTTGGAGATGTTCTAGGAGTCTTAGTAGAAGTTCTAACTATCGCTGCTGGTGACTGCGTTGTTGCAGTTGGTGCTTTTACTGGTGCCGATGCTGATGGTGCGGAACCTGCCCCAATAGAAGTTCCAAGAATATCAGATATTCCAGCTCTTAAAATGTTTTTAGCAACCTGTCCAGGACCAACACCAGGTTTACCAATACCAGTTCTTTGTTGAACTGCTTTCCAAAAATTTTCATTAACAAGTTCAACCATAATACGGTTAGACTCTTGCTCAGAGTAACCTTCACTTAAAAGATATTCTAAAATTTCATCATAAATATCAACTTCTTCAATCATTTCACCATCTGGTTCATAATGCGCTTTTTGCAATCCACTTCTAAATGTATGAACCTTTTCCCCCTTCGGAATCATTTTTTCAAGTTGTTCTTTTGCAGCACGATCAGTTGGTTCCTTTAATGGAACTCCAATTTTCTGCTCATAAACCTTCAGATATGCATCATCAAGTCCAGCAGATTCTGGGAGACCCATTTCTTGCCAATTCTTATTATTTGATTTTGCCCATTCCTTTGCAGCTGCCTTTTCTTCTGGCGACATTTTAGACCAAGTATCTCTTATTTTTCCCTTCGCAAGAGGATTACCTCTATTATCCCAAGCTTTTTGATAATCTGCACTTCTATCGGCAACTGGTGGTTTTGGTGCTTGTGGAGTCTGTGTAGATGTAATTGGTGACTTTATCGATCCCCAATCAGTTGGTTGAATAGTGTTGCGATTTACAATTGGAGGAGGAACAGGTCCACCTTTAAATGTTGGACCAGGACCCATTGTTGTCCCGAAAGTTCCTGGTTGAATTGTTGTTGGTTTTGGTGCAGATGTAGATGTTATAGGTGCTGTTGGTGCAGTTGGTTTTGGTGATGTTGGTTCGGGAGCACCACTCATCATTCTTTGAACTTTTTCTTGCCCAGCAATACCTGCTTTCAATTTATCAGCACCAAGCATTCTCTTCGTTCTATCACTCATCAATGCCTGTGCTTCCTTTGAAGGACCTGCCATCGTTGCCTGAGCAGATGCTTTACGGAGATTATCTAGTTCACTCTGATCAGTTAATGCTTCATATACAGATTTATATGCTTCTTGCAATCCTTTATACTCTTTATCGTTCATCTCTAAAAGACACTTTTTAAATATTTATCAAAAAAGAAAAACCGCCCCGTGAGAGGCGGTTCTTGAGTGCTTGGCGTCGTGCCTTTGCTTGTCTGAGTGCTTGCGGTTTTAGTTTCCGCTTCTGTTCCTTCTTAGAGTGGTGTTGCCAGTTTGGGGTGGTCATTCTCCTCCATGTGCTTGTGAAGATACCATACGGGAAAAACCCTTGACTTTCTCAAACCTTATGACACTTTCAAATTTGTCATGCAGGTCTGACTTATGAGAAATCACGAATATATTAGCATCCTTAATGACATATCGGATAATCTTCAAAAACTCATCGGTTCCGAATCCATCAAGAGAGGAATCAAATACCTCATCCATAATCAGCAGATTGGTATTGACGGAGTTTTTGACTCTGGCGACTTCTCTCCAAGTGAAGAGAAGGGCAAGGTCGATTCTCATTTTCTCACCTTCACTAAAAGAACTATAAGAAAAGTCTTCGTGAATGGGTGATTTTACCGTTTCGTTGAATTCTTCATCCAGATTGAAATTAATATAAAAGTCCATCATCTGAAGGTAACGATTCACCTGCTGATTTATGAACGGAAGATACTTCTTAATTATCTTCGTTTTAACGCCATCATCCTTGAGTAGGGAATAGGCAAAATCGTAATAAACGATTTCTTCTTTTTTCTTTGCTAATTCTTCAAATGTTTTTTGGAGATTGGAGCGAAATTCTTCTAACTTCTCATGCTCAGTATTTCGGTTTGCAAGGTTTTGGGTAATTGTTTGAATTTCATTTTCAAGATCTCGGATTTGTCGCTGGTTAAGTGATATCCGAGTATTGTTTTGAGAAATCTCATGATTGAGTTTCGTAATCTCCTTAGAAAGTGCGTTGAATTGACGCTCTCGCTCCTGTTCGAACTTTATTGTTTCTTCAAGTTCTTCATAACCATCTTTAAGTTCCTTTGCTTTATTTTGAGCGTCTGTAATTCTATTTAACCGAAACTCTTCTTCGATAGTCTGGGTGCAAGTAGGGCAGACCGTATTCTCAGTAAAAAACTTATGCTCTTTCGTAATTAAAGATACTTTCTGAGAGATTTTACCTTTAAGATTGTTTAATTTTACTAACTTATCCCCAGCACCAATAACTTCTCCCTGCTCTTTCGTAAACTTAAAAACTTCTTCTTCTGTTTTAGAATTTTCACCGATATAATCACCAACCTCATTATCCAACTTGGCAATCTTTTCTTTATTGGCATTAATATTAGCATTGCCACGATTTTCAAGTTCTTCGATGAAGTCTTCTTGCATCTTCATCTTATCCTTAATATTCTCTTTCCTCAAATCAAGAGATTTAACTTGTTCCCTTTTCTCACGAAGTTTGTCCTTTACAATATTATTCATTGCAGAGAACACACGAATATCCAAAAGATCCTCAATCACCTCACGACGATTTGCCGTTGTAAGTTGCATAAAAGGAACAAAAGTGCTGCTACCCAGAATTACAATCTGCGTAAAAGACTTGTAATTGAGTTTGAGAATACTTTCTTCCAAAATACGCTGCATTGCACGATCATCTGCTTCACGATGCAATGGAGTATCATTTACAATGATATCAAATACTGATGGTTTAATACCACGACGAATAAGATATTGTCGGGTATTAATTTCAAACTCAACTTCAACAACACATTCCCGCTCGTTGGTTGTATTGACAAGTTGTGGTTTATTAATCTTCCTGAATGGTTTATTAAATAGAACAAATGTCAGGGCATCGAGAATAGTGGACTTACCGGCTCCGTTTGTTCCAATAATAAGGTTTGTATGATTACTTTGGAAATCAACTTCCGTAAAACTGTTTCCAGTAGAAAGAAAATTACGCCAACGGATCTTTTGAAAGGTTATCATTCAGTTTAGGGGGAATAACAATATCGTTTGCTGTAACGACGGCATATTTATAATTATACCTCTTACAGGTCATTATTGCAAGGGAGTCATCGACCTCAACAACATCCATTTCAGTTTCTTCTTGATCTTCAAGCATCAAAGCATAGCGAAGAGCATCATCTTCTTCTTCAAAGAGGAAAAGAACTTTTTCCCCGTATCTGTTCTGAACAGCGTATGCTCCGTCATCCTTTTGATCTTTAAGAGTCAGAAGAAACATTACTCAACCTCGCAAGCTTGTGAGTATATTTTTTGCAGAATACCTTTGATGATTGATTTATCACAATCAATTTCAGATTCATCAATATATCTATTCAAAATAGAAATTGTATTTTCAGACTCTTCAACTTCAAAATCTTCATCAATGTGTATCTCAAAATTTTCTACGATTTTGAGTTCTTGAATTCCTGATGAATAAAGTTTATCAATAAACTTTTCAAACTTCTTTGAATCAGATTTCTTCTTTACAATGACCTTTACAATCTTTCCAACATAATCTCTGGTATCAAATGTTTGATATGGAGTATCTTCATAGTAAACATTATAAAAAAGTTTATACGGATTATTGATTGGTTCAAATCCTAATGTTTCAGTATCAAAGATATGAAACCCACGAGTATCATTCACATCATTCCAATACATCTCATAGGGATTTCCTAGGTAGTAGATTTTTCCGTTATTCGATCGAGTGTGATAGTGTCCCGAGAAGACAAGTTCGAACTTCTCAAATAGTTCGCTCTCCATACCGTCTTCCATGACGTGCCCTCTATGAGCTCTAAATCCATTGAGTTCAAGGTGCCCCATCGCGCACGTGCAAGATGTATTTTGAATAGATTTGAAAGTAGTTTCCTCATTTTCTTGATTAATCCAGGGAACAAATAATACTTTTAATTTATCTAACTTAACTTCTTCTACTTCGGAATAGATTTTAATGTTATCATATTCTTTGAGAAGGAGACCTACTGAATTAACTGAGTTTGTATTCTTATAGTATGCAGTATGGTTCCCAACAATTGTATGAACCGTCACACCCATTTGTTGAAGGCGATCATAATAGTTCTCTTTTGCCCATTCCAGTGCCCACAAATCAATAGACCTGCGGTTATCAAAAGTATCTCCCATATCAACAACGGTCTTAATGTTGTTCTCTTCAAGATATGGGAAGAAAACGGTATCGTAAAACTTTTTAAAATAATCGTGGAGAAACTTGGAGGACTTACGACATCCGAAATGCTGGTCAGAAATAATAGCGACTTTCATTTTCCACCTTTTTTGCGGTTTTCTTCCATAGTCAAAATTTGTAAATTATCAGGATGATGCAAACCTCCCCTACAAATAGGGATGATATGGTCTACCTCGTGTGGAATACCAGTTTCAGCAGATATTCTACTACATTCCTCATAAATGGTCAATATCTGTTTGACTTGATCTTGCGTCAACTCTGGTGTTTGATTTCTTACTGCCGCTCTTCTTTTTGAGGAAGATACTGCTTGAGTTATTTTTCCGTTTTCAGTTTTGGAATACTTCTTATTATTTTCCCGAATTACTTCCCGCCTTCTCTCTCTATTTTCTGCCCATTTTTCTTTAGTCATATAACAATCACAAGCACCAGAAAGAAGTTTTTCAACTCCCTTTTTATAGTTACAAGGATAGCATCCATAACTACTCACATACTTTTCATAACTACCACAATATTTGCAAGCAGTAGAACCAATATAAGTTTTTTTACCTTCTTCTATTGCTTGCAATCTATTCTGTCTTCCAACACCACTATATTGATTAGGCATAGTGCTCCGTAATGTTTATTTTATTTAGAACATTTTGGAGCATTAGCGATTTTTATAGGCAATGTTATCTTTAATTGTGTTGTAGTCGGAACTGCTACCAGAAAGCAAGCTGTCGTCAATCACCATTACCTCATCAAAACCAGTGCGTTCGATGATCTTGGTCTTGATTTCCAGTTGCTTCTTCTCCTTCTGAATACGACGGAGAAAAGCATAGTGAATGATTTGAGTGAAATATGCAAAAGGGTTCTTGGACTTTTCTGGGTCAAAGTTGTGAATATACTGGACGCAGTTTTCAATACCATCAGAAATCATATCATCCCGAAACATATAATTCACAAAGTTCGGTTTATATGAGAGGTGTGTAGCGATTTTAAGAAAACATTCGCCAAGATAGTTTGAGATTGGTGGTTTACCTTCCCAACGCTTCGCTCTTTCTTCTTTTGGTTGCTTTGTAAGATCTTTATCGTAAATCTTCAAGTATGACTTTTCAACTTTTGTTCTATAAACAATCAGTGCTTCAAGTAACTCCTTGTTGTTTACATAATGTTCTGATTTCTTTTTGGACATAACATCG